CAGTCGTTCCAGACGGGTGAGCGTTTGGGTAGTCAGTCGTTCCAGACGGGTGAGCGTTTGGGTAGTCAGACGTTTGCTGGGAAGCAGGCTGGGATTGATCGTTCGTTCCGTTCGGATGAGGCTCAGTTGGATCGGGACTTGCGTGAGGATGAGTCGCGTCGTGCGCGACAGTTCCAAGAGCGCGAATCCAAGTTGGGTCGTGATTTGCAGCGTGATCAGATGTCTGAGAGTACGCGTCGTTTCAATGTGGGTCGGTTTGATCAGACGAACGCTGCAACGGTCGCGTTCCAGCGTTCACAGCAGCAGATTGCTGAGGGTCGAACTTACGAGGATAAGATTCAGGCTGCACAACGGACTCAGCAGGAGACTGCTGCGGCTGCGATGCAGGCTGGTTCGGCTCAGGCTGCATCATTCTTCTTGGGGTACGCTGTCGATGATCCTGCGGGTCCCGTGATTTGGGATTCGTTGCCCGATGGCGCAAAGACTCAGGTTTATAAAGACAAGATCGCTGCCGAGGATGCGGAGGGGAAGCGGTGGCCGGATGGCACCTATCAGCAGTTGCTTGGCAAGTACGGTGAAAAGAATTCTCATCTGATTCTGCACGCTGAAGCAATGGTCAACATGACTCCCGAGCAAAGAGCCGGGTATGAGTCCAAGTTGGCGACGCCTAGCGGTTTAGATAATCCTGCGTTGGATGCTAACGAGATGGCTTTGATCAATGTTTTCTTGGATGAGATGACTCTTGCCCAGCAAGCGCAGCAGGCTGAGGCGCGTCAGTGGCTTGCAACTGAAGGTGGCCGGAATTTGGTGAACTTCCATCGGCCGGGCATAACTCAAAATGAGATTGACAACATGAAGATTGCTGCTGGCAAATTGATGTTCCAGCAGAACGCTGCTGGACAGTGGGAACCACGCGATTACAGTCCCAGAGATGGTTGAGTCGTGGGATTTGACCCGACGGCAAATTTCGATAATCGGCGCAAAGCCTTCGGCGCTGTCAACAAGATTCCGGATGCCCCCAAGTATCAGCCAATCAAGCCAACTGTCGCTGTCAAGGCTGCTACTCCTGCACCGTTAGCCACTCAACCCGCGCTATCTGCGCGGGATCGACTGTCTAACATTTTGAATGTCAACCCTCAGGCGATGGGTCGCGTCACTCCCGGTGCTGTCGGTCGCCCCGTCATGGAGACTGCTCGTTGGGCGGAAGAGCAGTACCTTGCGGACAACATGCCGTGGTATATAGAAACGCTTACCACAGGGCCTGTAGGCGCCTTCTTGAATACGATTCAGAAGCCGTTGGCTTTGACGACTTCTTACGGCAAGGAAATGATTGATCTGTTTACTGGCGGGGATGCCAGTTGGGGTGATTTCAAAAAGCAGTACAACGACAACTATACATTTGGTCGACTACTGCACGATTTTGACATTCTTCAGGATCGTGATAGCGGTTGGCAAAAGTTCGGTGCTGCTGCTTTGGGTTTCGTGGGTGATGTCGCTTTTGATCCTTTGTCATATCTTGGTTTGATCGGCAAGGGTGTTGCTTTCGGTGGTGCGCTCACTAAGGGTGCTGCCCGGCACGGGGCACGAGAACTAGTTCGCAAAAGTGTATTGACTAGTTTGAAGTCGCAGGGCGATGAAGTTGTTGCTGCTGTCGCCAAGAGCATGAAGACTGGGGATTGGCACGCTCTCGCTGATGACATCGCTACTAAGGCACATCATGGCGGCAAAGATACTTTGAAGTTGACAACCAGCGCCGATGGAACTATTGCTCACGAATGGGTTTCTCGTGTGTCGCGTGCAGGTGTAGATGATACGGCTTCTGTGACGGTGAAATTCGGCACTGATAAGATTGCCGATTTGGAACGATTCATGGACATTGGTGGTCGTGCCACCCAATTCGGTGCGACTTCCGTATCGGGTGATGATTTGCGGTTCGCTGCGAAAATGTTTGGCGATAGCGGATTGGATAAGCATCTTCGTTTCGGTGCTGACGATTTTGTTGACGAGTTGGGTAAAGGTATTCGCAGTCAAGTTGATGCCGATGCTGGCGATATTGAGAAAGCATTCTCCGGGGCATGGTTCAAGCCGGGAGAGGCTGAGAAACTAAGTTTGGGTTTCGGCTTCAAGGTGCCGGGGACTGGCCCGATTGGTCGGGCGCTGCGCATCTCTGATCCTGTTGAAAAGATTGTCCGAAGGGTGGCGCGTACAGGGGCGGATGCACCTATTGGGATTCGCTTTATGACTTCTGAGACTCCCCTTGTTGGCAATTTGATTACGGGGATTCCTCAGGGTTTGAGAAACGGTATTGTCCGTCAGGCAGCGATGGCTGTTGGGGTCAAGAAGACGCCTCAATGGTTGCGTCGTAAGGGTTTGGCTAGGTTGCTGACTGGTGGCCGATTGAGTGGCCGCATGGGGGATTTGAAGAATCAGATTCGGACTTCAACGGATGCTGTTTTTGTGCATCAGGGGAAGCGTGTGATTCATGCCACTGGTCGTGGCAAGCAGGTGGGGAACAGCGCGAAGGTTACGTTGACTCGTTTGGCGGAAGATTTCATGGCGGAGGTCAATGCTGTAGGCGCTGACTATTCGGCTGTTTATCATGCTATTGCGGGCGATGCGGGCGCTGTCGCCCACATTGGCCCGGAGGGGCAGGCCATTGCAGACAAGGGCCGCGATTTGTTCAATGCGTTGCGTGATGAGGCCAACAGGATGGGTGGCCGTGATTTCTTGGAACATGTCGATGATTATGTTCCCCGCCAGTTGACTGATGAGGCTCGTGAAGCGATTCAGGAATCATTCGGTGGGATTGGGAAATTCGATCGTCGCTCTCACATGGGGAGGAACGCTTACACGCCGACTGGCCCTGAGATGAAACGCAAGTATGTCAGCATGGAAGAGTTTGCTGACGATGTTGCTGCTCGGGCTAAGGCTGATGGTATCGGTGTTGATGAGGCAGAGAAGTTGATGCGAACCGAGGGGAACCGTTCGGGTCGATTCTTTGGGGAGGAGTTGCACAGGAAGGGTACTCCTGTTGAGGGTGGCGCTGATGGTGAGGTGTGGGGATCTGTTGAGAAGCAGATTATGGATATCACGGAGCGTCTTGGCGGGGATTATGCGTTGTTTACTGACGATATCGAATTGGCTTTGAAGGGGTACATAAAGCAGATATCTGGTCGCGTTGGTGAGGTTTATACGGAAACGATGCTGTTCAAGGACGGCATCATGTTGAATCGTCTGGCTGAGTATGTGACTATTCCTACTCAGGAAGCAGTATTGGCTAATCGTGGGTTCGTCAAGGCTCAGGAGTCATTCAAGCGGGCTAGTGGAGATTTGATTGAGGCTATAAATAGGCAGCGCAACAACATTGGTGATGCTGCTGCTAATGAGCAACAGGTCAAAGAGTTGACTGAGGTTATGGATCAGGCTGAGATCCAAATGGTTGCTGCCAATAAGCGGCAAGAGTCGTGGTATGGGGAAATGACTCGCCATGAAGAAAATTATTTGGAGTGGCGCACCAAGGTAGATGATCTGGATTCTCAGATAGATAATATTCGTTCTCAGATTGATGAAGCCGGGGGGGACGAACTGGCTGTTCTGCGTTTGGAGGAGCAACGGCAGGGTTTGTTGGATCGTTTGTCGGATCTGCGGTCCGATGGTGCTTCGCTACGGTTCTCGTATAACAGGTTGAGTAGTGGCACTACTCAGGTGTTGTATCTTGAGCGTGCTGTCAACAAGATTTTCAAAACTTCTGAAACTTTTGAAGCGTTTGTGCGTGACTTCTCTGGTTTCAAGCCGACCGATCCGAACGGGCAGTTGGATGAGTTGGCTGCATCGGGCGAGAAGATGCCTGAGTTTGTCGTCAAGGTTGGTGACAAGTGGCATTATGTGGCTCCTAATGGGAGCCGGATGGATCTTGAAGATACGTTCATGCGGATGGATGGTGTTCTTCAGCAGGCGGATGAAAAGGGTGTCGGTACTTGGCTGGGGGTTGAACGCGATTTGGATATTTTGGCCCCTCAGCCAAAGGTCAAGATCGGGGAAAGGGTTTCTCACGCGGAAGAGGGCTTCTACGGGGAGAGTTTTGAGGCGATCTTTGGCGGATTCGACACGGGAAACGCTGCCAACAAGATTGATTACATGTTGAAGCGTGTCCGATTGGAAATCGAAGACGCTTCACGGGTTCTTTCAGACTATGCAGATGTCGTGCCTGCGATGGAAGTTTTTATACCGACGCCGAAGCAGGTGGTGAAGGCCCAGTCCACAATTTTGGATGCTGTGGACAAGGGATTGGCTTCAGGTAAAACTTTTGATGAGGTTCTTGCTCGACCTGATGTGTTCGATGCGTTGTACACGTATCACGCTGGGTCTGAGATGCCTGTACGCGCCACCTTGTTTGATGCCAATGATTTGGACGAAATGGTCGATCAGATTGGAGACACTCTAAACAGGAAAGTCGGCAAATTGGATCGCACCATTGATTTGGTGGAAAAGATCGCTGCCGATCAGGGTCGTCCGATCAGATTTGTGTATGACGATTCTTCTGGGGCGACGCGTTGGGCTACTGTGCGCGATTATGTGATGTTGCGCGATATACGTAACAGCATGAGTCGTGTCGCTCGAACGTCGCAGGCCCCTATGGATCAGGTGGGCGTTTCGATTGACGACATCCTTCACCGAGGCAATCAAGTTAGTGGACCCTTGGGCACTAACGATGGTGGCCGTTACGTGTTGGATGGCAAAGAGTATTATGTGAAGCGTTACGTTGGGGATGCTGGCAGAGATCAAATAACAGGCGAAGTTCTTTCTAACGCTTTGTATCGTGAACTCAGCCAAGGTGGAACTAAAAAGAATCTTGGGGCACCCAATGGGTACGCTTCGGCTTCATCGGATGGGAGCATGTGGCATGTTGCTCCGTGGGTTGAAGATTTGGAAACTGTTATGGCTTCCGGGTTGGACCCTTTTGATGCACAAATTGTGACTCTTGCCGATGGAAGAAAAGTACTAATCGAATCAGGTATCGCTTTGCCTGAGGGGGCTGTGTCTCAATCATTGTCTAACGCCATGTTGCGTGGCGCTGCGGCGGATATTTTGTTGTCGAATTGGGATGTTGTTGGCACAGGTTTTGACAACATCGGCATTTCCACTACGGACGGTTTGGTTCGTGTCGATCAGGGTGGCACATTCTTCCGTCGCGCTCAGGGCGCTGAGAAGAATGTGCGTTGGCAAGACCCGAGAGGTGATCTGCGCAACATGTTGGACCCTGACAAGAGTCCATTTGGGGCTTTGATTCAGTCTGGTGTCGCTGATGAGCAAAGCCTGATGGGGGTTCTCGGAAATCAGATTTCTGATCTGTTGGATTTGCGTGCCCGTTATGGTGGCATGGATGGATTTGTACGAAGGCACATGCCGGGGGTTACGCCTGAGCAGCAGCAGCCATACATTGATTTCTTGGAGAAGCGCCTACAGGGGTTTGCTGACTATTTCGAGAAGCCGTTTCATGGGTTGGGTAGCGAGGAGTTGCGGGCTGCCGCGTTGGTACAGGAGGGCGTATCTGAGAAGGTTGTTGAAACGCTGATTCGTGAGGGGGCGGAAACACCTCTGATTCATCGGAGTGGAAGTGAGTTCATCAACCCATTTTTGCGGTTTGGGACTTCCGAAGCGGGTTGGGTTGATAAGCCATTTTTGAACGCGATGCCTAATGGGTTGTCGTGGAAGGGGACGTTTGGAAATCCTGCGGATTATGGCTACAACCTTGTTTTGGAAACCCCGATGGGGGCTAAGAATATCAAGGTTTACGGTATTCATCCTGATTCGGAGGTGCGTGCTGCTGAGTTGGCGTTGAGCATGACTGCCGATTTGGACCCTGAGGGCATTATCCGGGCGGCGGAAGAATTGCAGGCTTTGGATAAGGCTGGCTATTCCGCTGATCAAGGTTTTATGATGATGAGTCAAGCCGGGGGGCACATGATGTTGGATCAGGTTGTCCGTGTGGCGGACGCTGATCCAGAGTTTTTCCAGAAGTTTCTTAGGGTTGCCCGCGAAAAGGCTTTGCAGATGGATGGGGGAACGCCCGATTTGCATACGAGGTCTATTTCAACGATTGAAATGGCAGCAGAGATGGGGCGGGTAGAGGTTCCTGTAGGAGCCTACAATTGGAACCCGAATGTGAAGCGCGCTCAGATGGTTCAAAAGTTGAAGGATTCTTCTTTTGAGGAAAGGCTGCGGTTCGCTATTTGGGTTACGGATTCTAAGGGCGGTGGCCGTCAGGGGTTCAAACGATTTGCTGACGAGTGGAAGGGTCTGGTTGAGGGGGAAGCGTTTGGGATGCAGCGGTTGGGCGAGATTGGTCCTTTACCTGATGCGGCCGGGGACATTACGGACATGAGGTCCATGCTGCACGTTACTGCTGGTTCAGCGTTGGATGCTCAGGCTGCTGTCGCTGGGTTGGGTGATGATGCATTGGCGGATTTGCCTGAAATGTTTTCTCTTTATTTGGCAAAGGTTGACCAGAATCTCAATCCTGCTAAGTGGGCTGAAGAGGTTGCGAAGACTAATAGAATGCTGACTGGGTGGGCTACCGGCATGGATGGTGTGTTGTATGCGGAAACGGATTCGCTTATGCCTCGGGGTCAGCCGTCGTCGTTTTCGGCAACGGAAGAGTTTGGTCCTGAATGGTTTGGTGGAAAGTTTATTCATCTGTATCGAAGGTCTTTGACTGCCGATGGGTATAACGCTGCTGTCTGGTTCAACGATGTTGATTCCGGTCAGGCGCTATTTTCGCAGGAACCGTATTGGGGTTTGGAGTCGGGCACTGGTCAACCTTTCCCGAATATGTTGTTTACTAACCCGTTGGCTTTGCGTTCCGCTGATGCCGCTATGACTCATCGCAACATTGGTCGGTTGTTTACTGGACGGAGTGGTTTGCGGGCGGAAGATTTGACTGATGATGCAATCAAGCGGCTGGAGGCTCATGCGTTGGATTTGGGGTTGGATAAGGATGCTTTGTTGCCTCCTGCCGATCCTGAAGAAATGATTTTTGCTGAAGATGGGAGTGTCACTTCCGCAGGTCAGGTTTACAACGATTTGCTGGATTCGGTACAAGATCCTGAAGATTCGACTTTGATTCGTGCTTTGCGTCAGGCGATAACTGGTGAAACAAGGTTCATAGAGCCTGAGGCTTTCATGCAGGCATGGGATAATCAGTCTCTTGGGGCGATGGCACCGGGCGATGTTGGGGCTTCTGTTAGTGAAGTGAATAAAGATTTGTTGGAGACTTTGGCGGCTCGTCGCGCAGAGTTGATGAAAGATTTGGCTTCTACTCGTGGCCGCTATGGAGCGTCCACTCGCGAATTCAACCGCGCTGTTCGGGCATCAGAGGCAGCAAAGTCTGCAAAGAGTCTTGCTCAGGACGAATTGAATCTTCATGAGTGGATAGCGCAGACAGCGGTCGATGACCGTGGAATGAAAATGGATGCGGCTATCGACGTTTTGACACGGTTGGGTGCCGGGACGGATGTGCCTTTGGAAAGTTTGCCTGATGATTTGGCTGATTTGCGTATGGCTGTAGGCGCTCTGGCTGAGACTGATCAAAAGATGCTGGCGTTCGCTATGGACGAGTTGGAATCTGGAGCGGATGATTGGTTGGAGTTGATTTCTCCGCTACCTGAGGGTGCGCGTAGCATCCATAAGGTTCCTAAACGGGAAGCGATGCTGGACGCTGTGTTCCGTTCCGGGTTCAAGCCGATTGGTTCTGAGTTGCAGTCTCCGGCAACGATTGTTGAAGCGATGACTGCTGCTGAACGGTATGTGGCCCGTGGTGGAGCGGAAGGATTTTTGCGCAAGTACGACAAGGTTCACAATTTGTTGCGTGCTTACATGATCGCGAAGCCGGGGTTTCATGGCAGAAACTTTTTTTCTGCCACGTTTATGAATCATTTGGCTGGCATCAATTATGGAAGTTACCGGCGTTTTATGAGGGCGTATTGGAAGTTCCAAGAGGAGGAGGCTGGCCGTCTAGGTTTGACTAAGCATGTGGAGCAGATGCGTAAGGCCATGCGGGGGCGTGGAATCAACCCGGATAAGGTCAATCCTGCTCACGTTGAGTATGTGAGACAGATGGCTGAGAGTGGGTCGTTGGGTTCTGCTGGTGGTCAGGTTGCTACAGAGTTTGTGGAGTCTGGCCCTAGGGGAAAGTTGTCGCGGACAATTCCGACTGTGAACATTCGCGGCAAGAAGGTCAATCTGGTTGATGCGGTGAATCCGTTCAATACTCGCAATGCTGGTTTGCGGCTGTCGAAGCAGTTTGGTATGGCGACTGAGACTTTTGTACGCGGCTCTCTTGGCTTTGACACATTGTTCAAGGGTGGAACTGTTGATGATGCGTTTGACAACATCATGAAGTTTCATTTCGATTATGACGATTTGTCAGATTTTGAACGCAATGTGGTGAAGCGTGTGGTCCCGTTCTATACGTGGACTCGCAAGAATTTGCCATTGATGATGGAAATGATGGCTCGTAAGCCAAAGGTTTTCAATCAGTACATGAGTTTGAAGAAAGAAATTGAGTTGCAGTCAGACGATGACGGAGCCATCGTCCCTCGCTGGATGATGCGTCAAGGCGCTATCAGGTTGCCATTCAAGTTCGCTGGGGAAAACATGTTTATTACTCCCGATATGCCTTTCAAGACTCCAATGGAGATGCTTGATCCTGCGTTGGCGTTTGATAAGCGATTGTCTGTTGGTGATCGTGCTTCTCTCGCTATTGGCAGTTTGGGTTCGATGGTTACTCCGTTGATCAAAGCGCCGTATGAGTGGCAGACTCGCAGGAATCTTTGGAAGGGTTACAATTTTGATGGCCGTTACGAGGTAGTGCCTCGTGCTTATACGATGATTCCGGGGATGATGCCTCTGTTGAAGTTGGGTGGGTTGGCTCGCAAGAATGATCGCGGCGATTGGGCTATGAAAGATTACGAGTTGCATTCAATGGCTTCGTTGATGCCTGTGTTCTCTGATTTTCGCAGGTTGTTTCCTGATGAACCTCGCTATCAGGAACGCGTGTTGAGTAGTTGGATTTCATGGGCGTTTGGCACAGGGTTACGGACAAACACGAAGTATGAGCAGCAAATGGAGTTGATTAGCCGCCAGTACGAGATGAGGGATGAGCGAAATCAGGAGCGTTCTCTCAGAGGTTCGACTTTACGTTAGGGACAAAGTATCCTTAGGGCATGGAGTATGTTGCTCGCACCGATTGGGGTGCTATTAACTCAGGGAAGCCTCTGAAGCGCTTCTGGCGCAAAGTACAGGGGATTGTCGTCCATCACACTACGGGGCCGTCAGACGGCCCGTGGAAGCGTGTGAGGGGACATGACAGGTATCATGTGGAAACCAAGGGATGGGATTCCATTGCCTACAACTGGCTTGTCTCGGGGGAAACGGGTGAAATCTTTGAGGGTCGCGGCCACTTTCGTGGCGCTGCGACCAGATGGCACAATTCCAACACTGTTTCTGTCGCATACATTGGCGACAGTGACGAAGCCTTTACTGACATCGGCAAAGAAAAGTTCATTGCCGTCGTCGGGGACATGCGGAAGTACTACGGTGATCATCTTTGGGTGAAGAATCATAAAGACTTCTCAGCAACTACGTGCCCCGGCGAAAATCTGACAGCGTGGGTGAATGATGGGATGCCGGACCCTGAGGGGCCGGTTTCTACCATTCAGGAATGGGATGCTATCACCTTGTATGTGCAGGCGGCGGGTGCTGCTGCTGTTGGCAAGCACCCCATTCGTCGTAGATCGCGTGGACAGTGGGTGTCGATGGTTCAGAAACGATTGAATGAACGCTTGAACGCTGGTTTGAAAGTGGATGGTATTTACGGACGGAAGTCTGTTGCGGCTTGCAAAAAGTTTCAATCACAGTTTGCCTTGAAGGTCGATGGAGTAGTCGGCCCTAACACTTGGAGAGTATTATGGATGCAGTAATGTGGAACATGGTTGAACGAGCAGGATGGACTTTCGCTCAGGCGTTTCTATCTGTTTTTGTTCTCAGCGATTTGGCTACCGCGCAATCAGCCATGTTGGCTGGTGCGGCAGCGGTACTGTCTATGGTCAAGACTATGGTAAGAGATCACTCTGGCGCATGAATAACAAAGCCGAGAACCCTGCGTTCACCCAATGGGTGAACGAGTATGGTTACTTAGCAACGGAGATATACGAAGAAATGAAAGGTACCTCGCATCTGCTGGACGTTGAGGACAACAATCATGCTAAGTGGCATGAAGATAGTCTCGGTGTCTTGATTGTGTTGCCTTACGAACACGCTATGGCGTTCGCTGCGGAATCAGTGAGAAATGATTTTGCTAATAGCCCGTTGCACAATCATGTGTTTTCCACCATGACCGAATTGATTCTCAATTCGGTCGGTGCGATGGAAGACGTTGACGACTTAGGCGATGACTGAATCCTGAGGTCGTAACGGCAGGTTCCATATGTCGTGTTCAACCATTAGCGCAATGATGCAGTAGCCGACAAGATCCACGAATGAATCTTTCAACGACTCGTTGATCGGCAACGAACCCTTCTCGACAAGATTTTCGATGCGGGCGATCTTGTCATGAATACGAACTATTAGACCAACTCGTCCGAAACGGTTGATGTTCTCGTATCCGTAATCTTCCTGTTTGCTGCGCAACAGGGGCAAAACACTATGGGCTGTAAGCGCCCCTTCTTCCCATACGAAATGGTCGCTTGCGGTTCGCATGGTTGTCGCTGCAAGTGAAATCCACCATACTTCAGACAGGTCACCTTCGCTGCCTAAGTCTGCTTGGTCGCGGCTATACCAGTTGGTTTCTAGCCAGTCGAACTCTTCGCGTAGTAACGCAAGCCATCCGCCGTCAGGCGTTTCGGGGGCAAACGATGGGTGGGCATCTGCTGCCGCTTTATAGTTTATGTCTATTGTGCTAGCGCACAGGCTTGCCGCTTCATCCCAGTGTGTTGGCTTTATCCGTGGAATAATTTTAGTGTCCATCGCTTAAATACTCCCTTATCAGCGGATGATCAAATAAATGACTTTTCAACTTATCCAAAATGTGATCACGCTTACGTGCCACAGTTGTCTTCGGTATTTGTAATACGTATTCGACTTGCCTCAGGCTCATACGTTCAAACAGCAGCGCATTGATGAGCCACAATTCTATTTCTTCAAGCGATCCGAGGGCATCCAGAACGACATCTTGTAGCGCCTGTCGTTCTTCTTTGGAAAGGTTAGGTTCATTGCCCGGACCAGCCTGTTGCAGCGCAGCCATGATCGTGTCGGGGGCAACAACATCCACCGTTTGACGTTGCCCACGTAACCCCTCCAACGGGTCATACGGAAATTCCCTCTTCGGCATTGACTCCAGTATACGTCATCGGAGCGTTGAGGTAATCTTCCGCAATGATGCGTGTATTTTCGTGGTCGTAATGGGAGGGTTCGCCTTTTTCCCATGCTTCATCGTGGTTGATCCAGCCCAACATTTCGACTGCCCTGAATTCTGGTGCGACTGGTCGCACTATCCATAGGTCAAGATTTTGACCCAGTTGCCGTCGCCTGACGGCACCGTTGCTGCTGGTGCGGACCCGTCTGACTTCGACGTTGGTGCCAACGTCGGGTAGATGCTTGTGTGTTTTGTGATCCGATTTGTGCCACACATGCCCAGACCAATACTGGTTTGTTAGTTTCGCTACTGCCAGTTCACCCACGCAGGCTGCGACCTGCGCTGTGCGGTCATCCTCCATGCGTTTCTTGTCGTAGTGAACGGCGTCGCGCTTACCCCAGTTTTCAATGAATCTTCGGGCACCTACATGCGAGGCCCATTCGTATTCCCACGGATGCAACTCAACAACAATCATGTCTTCACCGCTTTCACTTGGACTACTAGCCGGTCGTTCGGGATTACTCCCGCCCGTTGGCATCCGTCCAGACACAATTTGATGTAGTTGTCCAGATCCCCGCGCAACGGTGACACCCAGTCTTGCACGGTTTTTATCGTAACGAAAGTACCCTCTTCGCAAAACGTCACTTCCACGTTTACAGGCCCGTCGAAAACGGGTGGGTCAACGCCAACCGCTTCGATGTATGCCTCTTCTGCAATAATTGTTTCTTTCGGTGTGTACACACGCCCTTTGCGAGACATGCGTGGCCGACCTTTAGGTGTCGGCCTTTCGGGAACAACGAAAGAGAACTCATCTGGTTGCTCGTCTTTCAGCGTCTTGGATAAGTCTTTCGATTTGGCGGTCACAGTCGTTTCTCCCTGCGAATTTGGGTCCGTCATCCCACCAAGAACCGAGGCGAGAATCCAGATCCTTTGTCCATGAAGTTACATCGCTACGATTATAGCCTGATTCAAACATGGACCTAGCAAACCTGTTGAGGAACCCGTGTCGCCCACGGCCCGCACCGTGGGCCTTATAGTACGGGACTGGCCCGTTCGTATACATTTCGTTCGCTAAACCTCGTAGGCGCGAACCATCGACTTTCATCAATGGTTCTTTGGAGTAGTCGCGTTTTGGTGGCAGGTCTGGGATCAATGGTTTCGGCTCTTCATACAATGAAGCAGCCTTGCGCAAAGCATCCACAGATGTTTTGTTTTGTTCAGCGAGAATCAGAAAATCGTAGACACTCAAGTCTTCGCCATCTGATCCCGCTACTTGTTGCCTACCTTCGGGTCTGGCTCCTCCATATGGCAACCGCATGTAGTTACCGGGAGGCCCCATCAGGGAATCCTGTTTCGGGTATACGGCGTCGTATTCACAGTCCACGAGTTGCATGACTGCTTTCATGGCACGCCTCATGGTGGAAGCACGAACCCAATCCCGGTTGAAGATCCACACATGGCAGCCTTTGCTGCGTGATAGTTCTACCCAGCCTTGAATATCTAATGCTTTCATCACCATTGCTGCGTTGCGTGCAATGATGATGGAGTCGTCGCCTTCGTCTATGTCTATGGAACCCCATTTGCACATCCATAGTTCGGGGTCCATTTCCACGTAGGCACGGTGAAGGTCGTCGTCTTCTAGCCATTCGTCAGGGCCACCACGGACGTAATGCGGGTCGTAAACCATTGGGTATATCCCAATCATTTCTTCCCCGCTGAGGTGACGTTCGACAAGTTCGTCGCCTACACCGGCCCATCGGCACCCTCCTTCGTCTGTACCGTAGGCAAGCGGAAAGCCTTGGAACAGGGCACGAAACGCGTTGGCGGGATAGTCACTCATCGAAAGTGCCTTGTTCCCAGACAACGCCCGGCTCAAGCAGCCTCCCGCTACCAGATATGGTCAGGTTTGTTTCCGCTTTCTCCCCATCGCCTGATTTGTTTTTCCACAAACCTACGCTGATTTCGTCTTCGTATGTTTCTCGAAGGTCTTCATCTAGGTTGGTGTCATCCCATCTGCGCCATGTCTCTATTAGAAAGTGGCTTTCGCTGGTTGACGCGTATCGTCCTGCTTCTATGCCTCCGGCGCGGCCACGGTTCCCTGAACCTCGGCCGGACTGATGCAGGATTACGCCTACGACCCGCCAATCGGATACCAACTGCTTGAATGATTCGATTTTGGCTTGGACGCTGGCTGCATCGCCTGCTCCACCACCACGAATCAATTCAAGATAGTCGTACACGATTACGTCGGGGCGTTGACCATCCCACAACTCAACGGAAGCAATTCGCATGGCTTTGTCGATGTCATCCACCGTCATACCTGTCGATTCAAAATGCAGATGTGTTTCATCTCGCATTAATTGTTCGACACGTTCCCATGCTCTTGGTTCCTCACGGATGAGCCGACCTATCCACTCTTTCTGATCGGTTTCCAAACGGATGGCTGTGTACCGACCCCAGAACATTGTCTCAGTTTCATCCGGGCTAACCCACAGAGTCCGATGCTTACGATTACGAGCAACCATGTTTAACGCCAGCAACGTCTTCCCTGTATGCGACCTACCTATGATCGTTACAAGTTGACCGCCACGAGCGCCACCAAGGGTGGCTTCATCGAACGCACGAACCCCAAATGACCATTCGTTGCCGGAACGTAAGTCGTGCCGCATACGGCGCACTTGTTCCTTCTTCGGCGTGAACAGTCTTTGCAGGTCAGCGGAAGAAATTCCCTCTATCTCTGTTGGAGGCTCCGAGGGGGGAGGGGCGGGGGCAGGCTCATCGCCCACCCCCGCCACTAGCGCAAGCGCCTCCTCCAATGTAATCTCTTTAGGCATTGGCCTTGGAGAGCCAACCCTGCGGGTCAACAGGGTCTGGACGGTCAGCCCAGTTGAACGGACTGTTCTTCACCAAACCGGCAAAGTATCCGCTCTTATTGGCGAGCGGATGATTCCCGTCGCCTTGACCCAAGAATGGGGCACCATCCGCAGACACGGACACACCCTTCTTGATTTTGAAGTCACCCAATCCACACTTGCCATTCTTTGTGGTTGGGATGTCTTTCCCCTGTAGTACCTCTGCCCAATAATCGACAGGGAACTGACGGGTGCCCTCTTGGAACAACTTTCGGATGGCCTGATTGTCCAAGAACATTGAGTCCTTGGATGCGTAGGCCACACCTGCCTGTTGCTCTACCAAATATATTTTGTGGATCAGCGAGTATTCACTGTCGTCCACGTATTTGGATTCTCTGGGTCCACCGTTTGCAGAAACGATTGCTGGGGCAGTCGTTTCAGTTGCGCCGGGGAACGCCGCTGCTACAGCAGCGTATGTTGTATCGCTGGGGGCTACCGCTATTTCTGTGCTTTCCACGAGGGAAGCCTTCAATCCGGGTAGCGCTTTAGCGAGCGCTTCTGCATTTTCTATTGCCATCGTGACGGCGATGCCGTCGGGTTCGTTGCCAATCTCAGCAACAGCGAGTTCAACTGCTGCTTTGAGGATGACTTGGGCTTCTATTGATGCCCGCTCATGCGGACTCATTGGCTTGAAAGCCATATTTATGCGCCTCCTTGCGTTGCGCCTTTGCACCGTGCGAAATTTTCGCACCATTTTTCGGAACACCACCATCCGTTGTCACCCAATGGGTATGGACCCGTTGGGTTGGTTTCTAACAGACGGCATAGTGCCGAAACCTTTTCACGTAGCCAGTCGAAATGCGACTGGTCGCGTTCTAAGTCCATGCGTCCTACACCTTTTGGATGCATGATCGCATAGGAGAAGTTGGGGATGCCCAGTGCGTAACAGTACGCAATGGATTGGACATCCCAGCGTTCGTATTGCCATTTGTCTCGTGTGTAATCTCGGCCGGGGAATTTCCAATCCCATAGCCGGTTTTCTTCTACGAGATCCACTGTGCCTGTCATGCGAACGATGCGTTCGTCGTCTTCGATGAGTGGCACATCGAAGGTGTATTCGGCGTGCATGGGGGACACGGTGGGGTATATTTCATCCGCCCACGCTTTGATTTTTTCTACGCCTACGTCGTGTGCTGTGTCGGGGCTGTACGAGTTCCACACCTTAATGGTGGGGACGGCTTCCTCCCAGTAGTATTCAAACGCTGCGAGCATGTCATCCAGCCCCATAGCGACTTCCGAATGCCCGGCGCTTACGTCGATCAGAGAGTTGCACGCGTCTTCTGCGACGCTGTGACATACGGTACCCAGCATGGACGCGTCTTTAATTTGTTCGCTTACAGTTCCGAAGATGTCGTTTCGCCAACGCTCTAAACACATGTCGGATGTTTTGATTGATGATTGTCGAACCCACGTATGGACCCATCGTCCATCGTGGGAGCGGTGTAACGGATATTTCATACTGCCCCCTTGCGGTACTTAGTATTAGTACTAGTGATCCCCAGTCTTTAGGGACTGGGGATGTACTTAGTACGTACTGAGCCTATCATCCCTTGCTCCCGTCGCCGGGAGCGCTGGATGAAGATTGAATGTTTCTTATGTCAGTTATGTGTCCTTTGTTGCGATTAGGTTACGGTCGGCTATGTTTCATTCATTTCATAATCCTTCCGTTGACGGCAGCGTCTTGTTGAAACGAACCACGACCGCAAGCGGGTCGCTCTCAGCGAAGGCAAGCAACTCATCTTCCCCCTCGTACACATAAAACGATCCACCAGAGAGAGCCACATGCGCCACAGGTGTCAGGTCACTCA